ATATGGCCGGACATGGTATTTCTGCTGGAATCAATAACGGTTTCAAGCATTATTTTGAAGAGCATGGATATATTATCGGTATCATGTCTATTACTCCGCGTTCCGGCTATCAACAGGGTGTTCCGCGTGATTTTACGAAGTTTGATAACATGGATTTCTATTTCCCGGAATTTGCCCATTTGTCAGAACAGGAAATTAAGAATCAAGAATTGTTTGTATCTGAAGATGCAGCTTACAATAATGGTACGTTTGGTTATACTCCGCGTTATGCTGAATATAAGTATCATCCTTCGGAAGCTCATGGCGATTTCCGTGGTAATCTTTCATTTTGGCATTTGAATCGTATTTTTGAGGACAAACCGAACTTAAATACTACATTTGTCGAGTGTAAACCGAGTAACCGTGTTTTTGCTACATCAGAGACCGAAGACGATAAGTTTTGGGTACAAATGTACCAAGATGTCAAAGCTCTTCGTTTGATGCCTAAATACGGTACTCCAATGCTTTAATATTATGCTTGAATTTTTTATTGTTGCATTTTTTAGTTTTTTGTTCATATGTTTGTTACCGCTTATAATTTTAGTAATCTTCCTTCGGAACTTATTCAAGAAAAAGTAAGCGACGAAGTTCTGGTAGAACCTTCCGAAAGTTTTACAGTTCGTGAACTTATTTACCGCCTCGCAATGGGGATGCCTGTTTCTTCCGGTGTTCGATCCGGTGATTATCCCGATCATGACCAAGATTTTGATGATGTATTACCTACAGAGGACCCGGATTTCGATTTGGCTGATTACGCTACATTAAAGAATGATCTCGCCGATCGTGAACGTCAGCGCAAAATTGACATGGAAAAGGCGTATAAGGAAAAGTTGGAAAAGGAAAAGACTCCCGACCCTGCTCCCGACCCTGCTCAGTAATTTGTTTTAACTGTCCTTGTCCCCTACCCGACTGGTATCCCCAGCCGGGTTTAGGCGTTTGTACTTGCACCTGCGCTGATCGCGACAACTCGCGAAAGCGGACGTCGTCTTGGCATGGTCTTTCTCGCGACCCAATTTAACCAAAACCTTTACGTGAAAAATTCACGTTTTTCAATCGATCGCGAAGCGATACCTATCTGCCGAAGGCGTCTGTAACGACAATCATAGCGACGGTGAAAATTGGCAACGATAGTTGCCTGCGATCGCGAGACGGTACCAATAGGGTAGAACAAAGCGTAGCGACGTGATACCCTGAGGTACCCGAACGCGATCGCCCTCAATGGAGTAGACCTGTTTATACGCTTATAAATAGAATAAATAGAATATAAAAAGTGTTAACGTTATAAATCAATACTTTACCCCCTTTTAAAGGGGGATAATAGGGGGTTGTATGTACTTGTGCGCGCGTAATAGGTAACTTGATTAATTATGCGCGCACTGACACCTAAACGGATTTTAACAATCCGTTTTTTTCAGTGTGGAATATTTTATTTTCTTTGCTGCATAAATCACGCTACCATAGTTCTAAAAGAACTATGGTATTTTTAGCTTTAATACATTTTGATACAACTTCATAACAATATGATTTTCAATAAATTAAACAAGTAAAATATATTATGCAATAATTACTTAAAATACACAAGTCTCTTTAAATTACTTCTGTTAACAAATTAGCAGAAGTACGACCATGTTTTTTATTTATCTATTTTTATATAGTTACATATTTCCAATGGATACATTATTCTGATAAACAGAATAATACCTGTGTAATACCAAAAGAGTAAAATGTTAAAAAAGAAACTTCTACGTATTTTTTTTAGAAAAATAACAGTACAACGGAAAATTTTCATATCTTTGACACCGATATGAAATGTGCAGAGTTCTTTTAGAACTAATTACAAACACAGATAAACTTTATACGCAAAAGCTAAAAACTCTAACATTTTGTATATATGATGTAGAAAAGCGATAATAAGCGCCATCATTTTAATTAAAAGAGCATTCTTTCAATTAAATATAAGACACAAATTATGTTGAAAAATTTCAAACCTATCAGCTTAATCTTGCTGGCAGGTGCCACTTGTTTCCCAGCAAGTATATTTGCAGAAACAATGCCCTCCAAGCAAGGTATGAACATTTCCCAGCAGAACGGAAAAGTTACAGGTACTGTGGTAGATGATCTAGGGCCTGTTGCCGGAGCATCGGTCGTAGTGAAAGGAACAACCAATGGAAACATTACCGACATGGATGGTAATTTCACATTGGAAGGTGTAAAAAATGGAGACATCATTCAGATCTCTTTCATTGGTTACACAACTCAAGAAATCAAATACACAGGACAATCCACTCTTCAAATCAAATTAGCGGAAGACACTCAAAAACTGGAAGAAGTCGTAGTCGTTGGCTATGGCGTACAAAAGAAGGTAAACCTGACCGGCGCTGTAGGGATTGCAGATAGCGAAATTCTGGAAGATCGTCCGATCGGAAACATTGCACAAGGTTTGCAAGGAGCTATTCCAAACTTGAATATTGATTTCGCCAGTGGTAATCCAAATGCAGCTACTACATTTAATGTACGTGGTGCAACTTCACTGAATGGAGGACAAGCACTATTGTTAGTCGACGGAGTCGAAACATCAGACTTGTCTTTGCTTAACCCACAAGATATCGAAAGCGTATCAGTATTAAAAGATGCTGCCTCTGCTTCTATTTATGGTGCCCGTGCCGCTTTTGGCGTTGTATTGATCACAACTAAAAAAGGGAAAAAAGAACAAAAAGTTCAAATCAACTACAATAACAACTTTTCTTGGTCGATGGCCTCTCGCTTACCGGATGGTGTTTCTTCCGATAAGTGGATTCGTGCCATGAATCAGGCAAACGTGAACAATGGCAGCGGACAGTATTTCAAAGATGAGCACGTTCAGGCTGTAGATGATTTCATTGCGGGGAGAGGTCCTTCTGCATTTTATACAACAGACAATTCAATAACTGCTGCCGGACAATGGGCTTATGCTGGGAACACCGATTGGTTCGACGTAATGTACAAACCGTCATTCATGCAACAACATAATGCAAGTATCAGCGGTGGTTCAGACAAGACGACTTACTACGGCTCTATTGGTTATAAAGGACAAGATGGTATTTTGCAATATGGTACGGATAAATACAAACGTATTAATATGTCTTTCAACTTTTCCACTCAGATTACAAAATGGTTGGAAGTAACTTTCCGTACAAAATATAACCGCAATACAAGTGATTATCCCTACACCAGCAATTTTAATTTAGGAAACATTTTTTACGAAATCTATCGTGGATTCCCAACTATTCCTGTTTACCTACCAGATGGTAATAATTTTGCAGGTATAGCAGGTAGCAACTTCAACTATAACTTTGCTGGTTTACTAGATGGAGCTGGGCGAGACAAAACCAACTCGGATGACTTTTGGTACACTGCCGCCTTTAATCTGACACCGTTAGCCGGTTTATCAATCAAGGGAGATTATACCGGAAACAAATTCTATCAAGATCAAACCCAGCACGGCAAGATACTGTATCAGACAATGCCAGAAGAAAGTACGTTATCTCCGCTATCCGTTGGTACACCTGGAGGTGTAACAAAAGCTAATTACGGAGATACTTATCAAGCATTGAACTTATGGGCTGACTACAAGAAGTCATTCAATGACAAGCACAATTTAGGTGTAATGGTCGGTTACAACCAAGAAAGCAAAAAGACGACTAAATTAAGCGTAAGCACTAGTAATCTATTTGATAACAATTTCCCTGTCACCGATTTGGCCAGTACTTATAACATGCCAAGTGAAGAAGCAACAATCTGGGCTGTACAGGGTGCGTTCTTCCGTTTGAATTATGATTACATGCAAAAATATTTACTTGAGGTAAATGGTCGCTATGACGGTTCATCCAAATATATGTCTGGTGATCGTTGGGGATTCTTTCCCTCGGTATCAGCAGGTTGGCGTATCTCTGAAGAAAGTTTCTTCGAACCAGCTCGTAATATTTTCGACAACCTAAAAGTCAGAGCTTCATATGGCTCATTAGGCAATCAAGTTACAGATGGCAATTTCCAATATTTAAGTTTCTTGACAAGCGAATCTTTGGCCTATCTGATGAACGGCGGTATCATTAGTGGCTTGAAAGCTCCGACATTGGCTAGTACAAACATCACATGGGAAAAAGTTTACACAACCAATATCGGTTTAGACTGGACTATGCTGAACGGCCGTTTCACTGGATCTTTTGACTATTACATCCGCGATACAAAAGGAATGGTCGTAAACAAAACTTACCCAGCTGTATTAGGGACGACAGGTGGTAAAGAGAACTTGGCAGATATGAGAACCAAAGGTATGGAATTATCTTTAACGTGGAACGATCAGATTAAAGACGTGGCCGGCAGTCCTTTGGATTACTCTATCAGCATCGGCATCTCAGACAACACTTCTGAGATCACGAAGTATGATAACCCGACATTAAGTTTGGATGAAACTCATTACCAGGGAAAGAAAATCGGTGAAATTTGGGGATATGTAACAGATGGCTTCATTAAAGATGAAGCTGAAGCCCAAGAAATGGCCAATAAACAGGCTTT